TCCCATTTCGGTATTACGGTTTTCGGTAATACGGTTTTTGGTATTACCGAATTCGGTATTACCGTTTTTGGTATTACCATTTTCGGTAATACCGTTTTTGGAACTACGGGCAATTTCGTACACATGCCATTCACGCGAAGAAAACTTTCCAGCTTTGTTTTTTGCCTGGTTAATTTCCAGGTAGCCCCTGGCCTTCAGTTCTTTAATGCACCGTAATAGCGGCTTCCGCCCTATACCAAAACGGCTTATAAGGCCTTCAATACTGAATTCCCATTCTTCGTTAAGGGAAAGCATGCGGACCAAAAGCCCCAGGGCTTCCGTAGACAGTTCAGCGTCATTTATGGCCGCCCCGTCCACTATTGTGTAATATTGTCTGTCTTCAGCCCTGTGGATCATTTTTGCGCCTTTCGTTAGCCTGGGTTATTGCGTAGCGTAACGCTTCCTTCCATTCTTCATTTGTGGAATTATCATTAAGTCCGCATTTGGTTATAATGTCCTTTTTGTCCAGGCCGTATTCTTCTATAAACTTCCGCAGTTCGTTGCGGTAGTTAATTCCCTGGACGGGTGCGGGTTCAGGTTTGGAAGCGGGTTTAGCCGCTGGCGCTGGTTCGGGTTTGGAAGCGCTGGGCTTCTTTGCTTTCTTCATTTCATAAACCACGGCCCCAGTAGCTTCGTTGACAATGGTAAGGCCCACGATCTTTTTATCTTTTATCGTTATGGCTTCCACTCTAAATTTGTCGTAGCATTTTCCATTTGTTATATTGCAACGTTCCGAAGTAACCCAAATAAATGGCGCCGTATAAAGTTCGCGGCCTATGCCCCAGTTAAAGCATGCTCGTTTGAAACTATCGGAAGCCAGGCCCTTCGCCGCTTCCGTATTGCTTTCGGTTCCCGTGTCTTCTTTGCTTATCCATTGGGCTTTGGTTTCGTCCCAAATTGATACAATACAGTTAGCGTTTTCGCGTGAATGCTGGCGCTTCCAGTTATATGCGCCTACTGTTTCGTCCAATATGTTCATGTCGCAACGGGCGTCCTTATAAAGAAGAAGTGAAAGGCCGTTAGCCTTAACCATAGCTATGCGGCATTCTATTTCTTCCGCATTCAGGTCCCTGAATTTAAGTTCAGCCATTTGAAAGTCCCCCAATATTTCCGTAAAGGTTTCCCAGGGCGTTAGTGATCGCCGTGCGTTCTTCGGGTGTCTGAGCGTACTTAATGAAGAAATGATAGTCCGTGTAAAACTTCTTTCTGATAATTTCCACAAAGTCCCCAGGCGGCGCCTGAATGGTTTCGGGTTCTTCCGCGATCGCTTTAGCGGCTTCGGCCTTTTTGAATTCCTGGGCCGTCTTTTCCGCCATTTCTTCTATGGGTGTCATAACGGGAACGGTCTTCTTTGCTGGGGCCTTCTTACCTGGCTGGTTAGCCTTAACGCGGTCAATTTCTTTCTGTACTATCGGGTAAAGTTCGGAACCCTTATGCTTTCCAGGTCCCAGGCCTTCAGCCATGCAAATGTCCTTAAACTTATGAAGTTCATAGTTATGGTTTTTTACCTTCAAATTGTTTTTAATGAAGTAGTCATTAAGCTTAAGGCCTATTTGCGCGAATGTGTAAAGTTCATTGTCCTTCAAGTTCAGTATTCTTTTGCACATAATTTTTAACCTTCTTTCTATTCGTTAACGAATTCTTAAGCTTTCGCCCTGTTCCAAATGGGCAACGGTCGCCAGTTCGTCCCTGGTTTCAGGGTTCTTCAGGTCAGCCGCCAGCGCCTTCGTGTCTACTTTCGGAAGCTGGGGAATAAGATACTTTTCGGGAATGTCCGCTATTGAAACGTCTACAACGGTCTTCGGCGGGTTCGCTTGAATTGAGCATGTAAAGGAACCGCATGGAAGTTTCTTTTCGCCAGCCATGTTCATGGCGTCAGCCATAAGCTTCTTTAAGCGTTCCACGGCGTTTTCTTTAGCCTGGCGCCTGGACTTCAAACGTTCTTCTTCAGCCTTAAGGCCGTCAATAATAGCCTTTTCGTTGGCTATGTACTTGCAACAATTTTCCAATTTGTCTTTAAGGTCGTCCGTAGCCGTGTCGAATGCGTCCGCTATAACTTCGTCGCTGGCCGCTTCGTCTTCCAGGATCGCCCAAAGTGTCAAAAATTCGTTTTTAAGTTCGTAAATGCTTGCCATATTGAATTCCTTTCTTAAAACGGTTCAAAGTAGCTTTTCGGTTCTTTCGTGCGGTCGATAATCTCAATTACTTCGTGCTTCTTAAGCTGGGCGTTTTCCCTATGAAGTTTTCTGTTTTCGTCCACGGTTTCCCTTATGGCGTCTTTGTCAATTAACTGTTTGACGATCACGCCAGCGAAAAACCCAAAAGCAAATGCCAAAAGCATGAAAAGTGAAAAATAAAACATGTTCTTAAGTCCTTTCATTCTTAACCTTGTAAACTTTGTCGAATTCACCTTCCCAGGCCGTTGCCGCGTGTGATAGTTCAGCGTCGGGGAAGCCAAAAGTTTTAACCTTTCCAGTTACGAGCCGTAAAGCTATATTTGCCGCTATGGCCTTCTTTTCGGCTTCCGTGAATTCCTTCTTCCCGTCTAAACAGTCCCGCGCCCGTTGCCTGGACATACAGCCCGCTTCGGCCAGTTCTGTAAGGCTTCGGAAATAGCGCCCAATGGACGGGTACAAACCGCCAGCCGCGTTCATGCCTTTTCCTTCGTTGCTTTCAAAGCAACTTCATTAGCAAAAAAATAAGCTGGAATATCCTTAGCGGGAATGTTCAGAACCTTTACGGCCTTCTTAATGCTGTCAGCTTTCCAGTTACCACGGGAAAGCATGCGACATAAAGTAGAAGGATCAACGCCAATGGCGTCCGCAAAAGCGGCGCGTGTCGGGAATTGTTCGTCAATTCTGTTCTTAAGCTTTTCCATTTTTAACCCCCTTTCCGTTTATTCGTTGCTTTATTTGCAACTAAATTTAACTTAACATTCCGTTGCTTTTAATGCAATAACAAAATTGCTTTATTTGCAATTTGTAATATTGTCGTAATATAATGACTGGGAAAGGAAGTGCGGTTATATGGACGACATTTATATTATTAAAGATAGACTTAACGAAGCGCTGAAGCTTCGCCAAATGACGGCGGCGGAACTGGCAAAAGCCACGGGGCTTAATAAGTCTTCCGTGTCCCGTTATTTGGCTGGTTCTTCTATTCCCCGTTCCCTGGCTATCGGCAAAATGGCCCAGGCTTTACATGTTAACCCCGCCTGGGTGTTAGGCTATAACGTCCCTATGGAAACGGAAAAAGTAGAACCGTCAATAGACATTTACAGGCTATCGAAAGAAAACAGGGCCAGGCTTATGGCTTACTATCAGGCTTTAATTGATAGCCAGGGCGGTGCCAAATGAATGCGCCGCGCTGGGATGGACGCCGCTGGCGTATTCAGGAACGTAAGGACGGGAAACGTTTTTCGTTTTCTTCCAGCGTTCCAGGCGCTAAAGGCCGCCGCGAATGCATAAAGAAATATGAAGCCTGGAAGTTCGGGGAAGCTTCAGGCGAAAAGACTGTGGCAAGGATCGCCAGGGAATATTTGGAAGACGTTAAAGCACGTTGCGGGGAACAGTCCGCCGCGTTTGAACAATACGAATGCTATATTCGCAATTATATAGCCCCTGTATGCTTCCAAAAGAAAATATGTAAAATGACATTAAGGGACTGGCAAGGCGTCATAAACGGCGCTCAGGGCCGTAATAAGCCATTATCAGAAAAGACATTAAGGAACCTTCGCGGAATTATTAACGCCCTTATTAAGTTTGCTTATGAAGACTATCAATGCGAACCTTTACGCGGTAGCCTTTACATTCCGAAAGGCCATTCCAAAAAGGAAAAAGAAGTTTTACAAAAAGAAGACGTCCGCCGCCTTTTGGAACCTTCGCCGCTTTGGTATCATTCCGCTTTTTGCCTGGGTGTTTTAACTGGCCTACGTCCTGGGGAAGTCCTGGGCCTTCAGAATGACGACATACAAGGGAACCGCATTTATATACGCCGTGCGGTTAATGCCCGCGGCCATATAACAAGCGGAAAGAATGAGAATGCCAGGCGAATGGTTCCCGTGTGTAGCCTGGCCGCTTCCATTATCCAGGAAACAATTAAGCGGAATGAAGAACTTAACCTTAAAACGCCCTGGGTGTTCTGTTCGCCCGACGGAACGCAAGGAAAACAAACTCGAATGCGGAAGCATTGGGAAAAGCTTAAGGCTGAACGTGATCTTCCAGGAACTATTTATTCCTTACGCCATACATTTATCAGTTTTATGAAAATGTCTATAATGAGCGAAGCCGTATTAAAAGACATTGTGGGCCATTCCACTTCCATGGACACGTTTGGAACCTACGGCCACATTATGAAAGACGAAGCCCGCCAGGCGGCCAGCATAATAGACTTAACCTTCCAGGATCAAAAAGCCAAATAAAAAAGCCCCGTCATTTGACGGGGTTATTATTTGGGTGCCGTTTTGGGTGCCACTACGTCCACAACTGGCGGACCGAAAGCCCCTTAATTGTCTGAATGTCCTTAATTCACGGACACAATGCCCACGGGTAGCCAAACCGTTACGAATTCAAATCCCGTATGCTCCACCAAAAAGAAGCCTATAA